AGGATACGCTACGACAGCGGCGGGCGCGGCTGGGGGGCATGGCATAACTGCAAAACAAATGACCCACCCCCCCTATCTTGACCAAATAATGCTTTTTTCTGCACGGCCAAAACCTAAGTCATTGTTTTTGCTCACAATCTTTTGTCGCATAACTGGTATTATGTTAAATCAAAGCTTTGGCTGGTCAAACTTTGCCCAGCTTGTATGCGCGACTGCCGACAGAGCCAACTGTATATATAGCAGTCTCGCTACCAGACTCTAGCACAATCCCACGTGTTTACTAACACTTGACAGTTACTGTCACATCATTCATCCTCTGTCTGAGCTACAAGAAACGGAGGGAGTTATGCAGCTTAATGGGACAATACTCGGCGTTTATCGGGACGCACAACACCGCTACAGTAACGATCGTTACCTGGTCATACTGAGCCAGGGCGATGACGAAGCGATCGTGCTGTACACACCAATCCACCAACAGCCAGAACAGGGTTTCTGGAAAGATATGGTTGGTAATGAAGTTGAGTTATCTTGCCGCTTGGTTCGATCGGATCTCACAATCGAGTCAGTGAAGCTAGACATTAAATTTGGTGGCAAGAAAAGATCAGCCGTTATCTCTGTCGCAAGATCTACTGGAGCATAACTATGGACAACACAAAGAAAACCGCACCAAGGAGCGCACAAGAGCTCCTAGAGCAATCATTGACCGCATACAAGGATGCTCACGCTATATCTAACGAAATGATTCAGTCTGGTTCGTTGACCAGGCAAGAGACCATCGTGGTTGATTTGTATCTCAGGTTGATGAAGGAGTTAGCAAAATGATGATGACATCTTACGAAGCTTTAGTTCATTCCTTACTTAAAGCGTTGGAAGACGGAGTTCTCACGCGAGAGGAAGTAATTTATTTGGCAAAAGTTGCGCGAGGTGACGCTGGGTTTCTTTCGGATGAGGACATAAAAAAAGCGGTGGAAGAAGCCCTAGATCAAGTTGACGGGATTATGAAATGTTCGATTCACTGAACTACTACCTAGCAATGTCAATTACTGGTTGGCTACTGGTGATAACCCAGATCATCATCGTCAGCTGGTTATACAAAAACTTGAGGGACAACAAATGAGTCAAGAGAAAGATATCTTAGGACACTTACAACGCCACGGGAGTATCTCGCCGCTTGAAGCTCTGGAGCAGTTTGGCTGCTTTAGATTAGCTGCAAGGATCAACGATCTGCGAGCAAAGAAGCACAACATAGAAACCTATGTTGCAAAGGAGAACGGCAAGAAATTTGCGATATACAGGTTAAAAGAACTTCACCGTAACTAAGCTTAACTGGAGTTAAGCTAAGTTTATAGCTTAGTTTAGCTCCAGTTATTTTATAAATAAGTTCTTTTAAGTTTAGCTACTGAGCCAAACCACTAAGCTTAACTAGGGTGTAACTTAGCTACGACAAGCGTAGCGTACTTATCCACAAAAAAGGTTGTCAAATATGTTTTTCTACAAAGACCCACTAAAGCTGATACAAGAGATGAAAGGTTGGATGCAACTCAATGATTTTCCTGTCATGTTTATTTCACGCATTCCAAACGGGTATCGAGCCCTTGAACCAGGCGAAGAGCATTACGGAACGGTTATCGGTACGCTAGAAAGAGGCCAAAACAAGTGAAAGTATTGCCAATTAAATACGATGAAACTAAAAATTGGCTTTTAAATGTCCATTATTTAAAAAGAATGCCACCTATTAGTTATTCGTTTGGACTATTTGATAACAATAATTGTGTAGGCATAGTTACATTTGGTGTTCCCGCCTCTGGCCCATTACGTGTAGGCATTTGTGGCAAAGAATGGGAGTCAAACGTATTTGAATTAAACCGTATGGTGCTTGAAAAACCTGTAAAAAATGGTTGTAGCAGACTCGTTTCAGGGGCTATCAAGCTTCTCCCAAAACCAATAATTATTGTATCTTATGCCGACACACAATATGGGCATATAGGACAGGCGTATCAGGCTTGTAATTTTATCTACACAGGAATTACAAAAGAACGAACTGATCGGTCAGCAGGGGAAGGAAAGCATCCGCGCCATGCTGTTGATGATACAAACAGAGTTAATCGAAGCGCAAAGCATCGCTATGTGTTAATTAGTGCAAACAAACAGGATCGTAAAAAAATACTTAGGGACTTAAATTATTGCGAAAAGCCTTATCCAAAAGGCACTCCGGCTCAATATGAAATCAATCATAATCCAGTAAGTCAGGGATCATTGTTATAAATTTACACCAACTTTTCTCGAACAAGGCAACACCACAACTCAAAGCTAATGTCGGCAAGCCCGCGAACGTCTTCCAGCTCAAAGCAATCTGATCCAACTCCCTGCCACTTGATGAACACCTGGATAGGCTTTCTGTCCTGCCTGAGTATCAGTACAGGTTGTTCACCTTGTTCACTTTGTTGGCAAGCCTGCAGCCAGAATCGTTTGATATCGGCTGGCTTTGCTACCGCATAACGCTTGCATTCGATTGCCCAACCAGGAACACCAAGCACATCAAAACCACCTTCCGCAGTCTGCATCAGGTTTCTTTTCGCATCGATACCAAGATTATCTTTAATTAAATTAACGACTTCTCGCTCAAACTTATGGCCCTTGTTACGACTGTTCATCGAAACAATAGAAGTCATTTGGCTGCACAGAACCTTCAGTGAGCTCGTGAATCTTTTTCATAAACGATGTGCTAGGAATCATCCGGTCAGGATGCCCAGGACGTAGACACCAGCGTCTGACAACAGCGGCATGAGATGCCCCGAGCAGCTCCGCGAGTTGTCCGTACGACATCTCATTCTGGTTCTTGTATTCGTTCAAAGTCATGCCTGGATTATAAGCGGTTGACATCTACAGTCAATTATTTTCACTTGGGGTGTTGACAGGATCTGTCACAGCAATTATTCTCAAGTCTGATTCATGGAAAACAGGAGAAAACGACATGAACAACACTCAAGCAAAGATCATCGCTAAGTATAACGAACTCGCTAACAAGTCTGCGAAAGACGTTACTGTGGAAGTAACAGAGCATGAAGGTTATGGCTCTGTGTCAGTAATGATCAAGGCTGAAGACCCAAAAAACTGGAGATCAGGCTCAAACACAGCGATCTTCATTCTTGGCGAGCGCGGCGGAATCAAACACGCACACTACAACGAAGACCGTATTTACAGCGATTCACTCCGGTTAGAAGGTGCGGCGGCAGTTAAGCGTATTAAGAATGCCGACATTTACTTGTTTGAAACATTCGGGATGGCGGCGTAAGCCGCCTCTGATTCATGGAAAACAGAGGAAAACGACATGAGAAAACGTAAATCACATCCAGCTAGGTTCATCATCACCGAAGCGAGCCTGTTAGGAACCGAGCGCACAGTAGGCGTTGCAACAACCAGGCGTATGGCCGAGAAGATCGCAGCGAAGTATGACTTCGATTGCAACATCTATGAGCGTGGCGTCGATAAATTTGAGTTGATTCCGATGGAGGAAGAGTGATGGTAATCAGGATCGGAGACCGCGTTGAGTTACGCGGTAATATCGGTATGAGGAAGCATTTTGTGTTGAAACTGGGGGGCGTAGTGTTCGGCCACGCTGATACTATGGAGAAAGCTTTAGAAATGAAAGCAAAAATGGAGCAAGTCATGATTGGCACGGTCACGATTGTGGAAGAGTTGATCCATGCTTGAAAAGGCAATGAAAATAAATCTTTCAATTTTTTTGTGTCTGTCTGTTGTCGGTTGCAGCAGTCAAACCATCAAGCCAGTTGAACAGGTATCTGTGCTTGAGCAGATGCCTGGTCAGTCACTGACCCTACAATCTGAGGTGTTTGCGATGTCTCGCCAGGAGACGATCGACGCAATCAAGGAATGCGAGTCGTCAGGTTTGAGAGCAATACCGATCTGGGGTAAACGCAAGATCAACGGGGTTCCGTCATCGATCATGGTTGACGTAACCTGTGGGCCACTATGGGGGAGCAGAAGATGACTACACCTGATTGGGCTGCTCGGCATCATTACTATCATCACAAGAATAGTAAGAGTGCTGAGCCAGCAAAAGAGTTGTT